TGTCGGAGATGCTGGGGCGTTTACCCCAAGAGTAAATTGTGAAAAGGCAAACTCGCTAAAATAGTTATCTCCGTTAAGTAATTGGGCAACTCGAACATATGCTCGATAGGTAGTGCTGTTTGCTAAGTCGGCTTCTAGGGTCTGACCATTATTACTAGAAACAATTATTCCCGACTGAACTGTTGGCGTTGAAGTGCTAGGTGAAAATCCCGCACCGCCATAAGTCGCAGCGTCAAAGATTTTAATTTCATAGGCAGATTGTGGGTCTCCGTCGGCATCGCTAAATGCCCAAACGACTGAAGGAAAAGATGTGTCTGTGATAGTTCCTGAAGGACTGCTAACTGTTAGCGTTGGTTGAGCGGTTGTGACCACATCCACATAAAGCGCATAAACACTTGTTTTGTCTACCAATGTTTTTGCATTATCGGTGAACTTAAAAACTAAATTATCTATAAGTGTTTGAGTCCAAACCTGTCCATTTGGCGCACTTGTTAGGTTTAGTGCAATATCTACCGTTGAAAGCGCCAAGGTGTTTTGTTTTGTAACTGGAACTGAATAACTAACTGTTCTACCATTTCGATCAGTAATTACACCTAAACTGAACTGAGCATTACCAGCCGTGCCAACCTCAATGCGAGCGCGAAGATTTACCGATACAACCTTTTCGGTAGCGCCAATTGTGGTAGTGGCAAATTCTGTTTCATAGGAGGCGGGGACAGTATCACTTGTACGGGTGATAAATGTTAAGTCGCTGTTATCAGCAAGAGAGGCATGGACTGAAGCCGAGCCACCTGAGATAGTGAATACGCTGGCGTTATTCCAGTCGGCATTGGGTCTAAGGACTACCCTAGCCATTAACGAGCCGCCAATTCTTTACCGAGTGCGCTAAAGCGTTTTTCAAGTTCGCGTTCGATAATCTCTGCTGTTTCTTCGGCGTTCGTTGCCTTTGAAGCATCAATCGTAATATTTACAGAGCCTTGTTGAAGGTAAACATTACCGCCTCCGCCTGTTGCTCCTTGAATAAGAGAGTCTCCCGTGTACTCACTTAATTTTGCGGTGGCTGCATCAATTTTGGGCTGGAAAGAAACTTGTGACCCGAAGGTTCCAATTTGTAACCCAGCGCTTTCGATATTCTTTTGCAATCGTGAAACTTCATCAACTGCTATTTGACCTCCGCCAAGAATAGAAGCGGCAAGTTGAGCGCCCTTAATTGGTCCTTCTTCAATGATTGCTTTAAGTGCGCCAACATCTAAGTTCATTCCCTGTAATTGTTCTATTTGATTTGCAAATTGTAGACTTTTATCAAGTTTAAGTTCCATATTGGCAATTAAAGATTTAGCCTTTGGGATAAAGCCGTCAGGCAACTCAACGCCTTTAAGACCAGCAAATCCAACAATTGTGTCTTTAAGACTATCTGCCATATCTTTCATGGCGTCGCGCAAGTCCGTGATTATGTTTTGAATTCCTTCAACACCTCTAGCCATGGCGTCTCTGATTTTTTTCATAGAGTCGGCTTGCTTGTTCATATCTCCAAGAGTTCCGTCTAAATCTTCGGGGTTATTTAATTTTGTAAATAACTCAGGGTCAGGCAGGGACTCTTCAAATTTCTTTTCTTGCTTAGCAAAATCATCCCCGAAACCAAGTCCTTTTGTAAAACTTGCTTTTATTTTATCAGCGATAGTTGAAATTCCAGCAATAATGTTTCCAGCAAAGTTGGTATCTTTGTCGGCAAAATCATTTACGGTTTCGGCTAGTTTGAAAACAAATTGAGCGGATTCTTCAATTTTGCCAGTAATGCCATCAACAACCTTGCCAACATTTCCAGCCATATCTATTTGTTTTATAGTTTCAAGACTTTTTTCTACTGCGCCAAGAGCGTTTGACGCCGTTATCGCTCCCTTAATTAAACCATCAACGATCTTTTCCCCATTATTTTTGTCGGTAAATTGACCAACAGTCTTTGAAAAGTTTTTAAGGGTTGCTTCGGTTTTTTCTAAAGTTTTTTGAGTTGCCACTCCAATGTTGGAGACGGCATTTACTGTGGTTTTAACCCCGTTAATTATGTTATCAAAACCCACTTCCGCGAGGGCAACACCAAGAGATGCAACACCAACAACTGCTTTCTTGGTTGCATCAAGCCCAGAAATTATGCCAGCCTCAATTTCGGGTCCAATCTTAGGAATTTTGCCGAGCAATGAACCCAACAGCCGAATCCAACCAGTTATTCCATCAAAGACTGCACCCAAGAAAACACCAATCTTCTCAGCAATAAAACTAAGAACTCCAAAAATACCCTTGCCCACTCTGCTGATAACATCTAAAACACTAAAAAATACAGATTTAACAACCCTAAATAAGTTATTAAACACGCCCACTAGGTCAGCAACTCCCCCAACAAGAAAAGCAAAAGTGTTTATAATACCTTTTACTACAAATCCAACTATTCTAATTATCCCGTTAAAGACATTTTCAAAAACTTTTCTTAGGGTTTCATTACCCCTCATTAGACTTACAAAACCATCAATTAAAAATTTAATTCCTTGAATAATTGCAATAGCGACTGTCAAAACTGCGTCTAAAATTCCTTCAAAGACTGCAACAAAAACTTCAACCAGAAATCCTAAAACTTTTGCCAAGAAATTAAATGTTTGAATAACAAACCCGACCCCTTGAAGTATCCCCGCAAACACTTTAATAACAAGTTTAATAATAAAATTAAATACCATTTCAACTACTTTTCTAAAATCTTCATTTGTGATCATGAGGTAAGTAAAGGCTGATATTAAAGCAACGATAGCCGCGACCACTAGCAAATATGGGTTAAAAAGCATTGTGTAGTTTAGAACTTTCATTGCGTAAGTTAAACTTTTTACAACTGTTGTAACCGCGGTTGTTACCGCTCCCCATAATGCCGTGGCTGCGGCATTTACTAATAATGCGGTTCGGTAAATTCCAAACACAACGGCAACAGCGCCAACTAGCACTCCCAATACTTTTAGAATTTCTACATTTCGTTGGAAGAATCCAATAACTCCCCTGACGACCCCAGCCACAATATTTATTGCTCTGGCTAAAATGGCAGTTGCAATAACCGAAAGAAAACTCATAACCTTTGCAACTTGTCCAATTACAGGCAATAAGGGCTTAAAAGCAGAGAGCAGATTTCCTATAGCATTTCTTACCTTGGCTGAAGTCAGAGCCATTGCAAAGAAAGCAATTGGAAATGGTTTTAGAAAACCTAAAAACTTCCCGAGAACGGGTATGTTTTTTAATAAATTAGCACCCCCAAATGCTGAAAGTCCAGCAGCAGCGGCGGTTAATGGTCCTATAATCATTTCAAATTTTGTCGCTAGTTCGCCAACGCTCGTTCCAGCCTTATCCACCACAGTTGTGATGCTACCTACCGTAACTGTTGTTTTTCCGTACATATCTATAAAGCCTTTTAATTTTTGAAAAATTACTACAAAAGGCGCACTAAGTTTTGTAAGAACCATACCAAATGCCTCAATGGCTGTCTGAAATGCTTTATTCTCTCTCATAGCGTTTGCAAATGATTTGACTAATTCGTATCCATGAAAAATAAGTGGTCCGAAACCCTTGAGCAAGGCTCCGCCCATAGCAATTTGGATTTCGTTAAAAACTCGAGGGAAGGAACGGAGAATTTTTCCAGGCGCCTTCATGGATTCTTCGTATGTTCCTTGTACTTTTGCTCCTTCTCGGATAACTCCCGAAAGAACCGCCTGTTGTTTTTCTTGGTAAGTCAATTGTGTGACTGTTTTTCCGATAGATCTTGCAAAGATTTCGTTCATTTGCCCTGCCGATTGCTGGATACCGACAGATTTAAGAACTTCACTTCGTCCCGTAATAATTGCGTGGGTTAGCATATTGTAGGTATCGGATGAATTAGCGCCGCTAATAATCGCTAAATCTTGAGCAATACGAGCGACATCTGCTGCTTTTGATATATCAAGATTATTCTGAGCGTATTTAAGAGCAGACTTTTGAGCAATTTCCATTTCAATGCCTTGCTTGCGGATTGCCATAGCCGCGTCATTGATTACTTTATATCCTACACCAGTTGATTTTCCAACTGCGTTAATGGCATAGTCCAACTCGTCTACTCGCGCCGCTGCCATAAACGACTTTACACCGAAGGCGACAAGCGCGACGGAGGCTACTGCCGTTGCCGAAGCAATACCATTCATAGCGCGATTAAGAGGTGACGCCTTTTGAGAGAATTCTTCTACCGCTTGAGATGCTTGATTAAATCCGCGAGTAAAATTAGCAGTTTCAGCGGAGAGGCGGGCGCGAACTTCCATTGTTGGTGTCTCTGCCATTATCGCCTCCTGCTCCTCGCCTTACGGTCTTCAAGTTCACGCTCGGTTGCCCTTACATTGTAGAGAGCAGTCCATTCGGTAAGTTCCATACTAGATAGGGGGCGGTGTGCTGGACTCCCATAAAGAAGTTCAGCCACCGTCCTACCTAATTTTTCTGCAATTTCAAAATGAAACCTATGTTCAGGATTCTTGAGGAAATCGTTCCCCTGCCTTTTCAACCGCATTTTCTGTTAATCCTGAATAACCAAGAGCCTTGGTTGCTAATCTTTCAATAACGGTTCCGCTCTTTGAAAGAATTGCTTCCTTATCTGCAATAGTAAATACAGGTAATCCAGTTTCAGGGTCATACACGCTAGAAATTACAGTTAGCGCATACATCAAACCAACATCAGTTTTACCTGATGATTGACTAGCAGACTCACCGAGTTTGGCGCGTTCTGCTGCTGTCATTGAACGAAGTTCTACCGTTACTTTCCACTCGGGAACTTCTACGAGTTCCTTTGTGATGTCATCGGCACTAAAAATCGTTTCTTTTAGACTCATCTTTTCTCCTTGGGACACTAGGTTGGTCACGATTTATTAAATTGTTTTAATTATTAAAATGTGGTGCGTGTTACCGCGCCAGTTACCTGCAACTCAGATGAAAATGTAACTACATCTCCAACTGCGCCGCTTTTTTCGTATGAAGTCATGATCGCTTCACCTGTGTACTTTACCTGACCTGCTGTTGAGCCTTCAGGACCGTACTCAAATGAAAGTGTTGCAGACTGTCCGAGAACCCCTGCAAGGTGAGCATCAACTGTTGCGTCAAAGTTTCCTGAGACGGAGACTGTTGAGTCGCTTAATCCTACAATGTAGGTCTTTGCGCTTGAGCCGAATGCTGTGGTTTCAGCAGTTTCTACGCTACGAGGAAATGAAACATCGGTAAGTGATGTACTGATGTCCGTAAGTGTTCCCGCGGCGTTGTCTACCTTAAATGATGTTGATTTACCGTGTCTAAATGTTGGCATTTTACCTCCTAGTAAAAACCACTACGGGTGTAGCGGAGCCTGTTGAACCTGCGACTGTGTATGCCACCCGTAGGTATCGGTTTACTGTTGTTCCCGTTGCCACTAAAACTCTTTCAGAAGTTTTTTGGGTACTGGTAACTGTGGTGAATGAAGCCAAGTCAGCAAAAGTAGAGTTATCCGCTGAGTGCTGAACCTTGACTGCGATTGTTCCGTTTCGTGTATTTGTTGGAACGCTAATGAAGGCAACTCCGCCATTGGTGCTGGCAATAGTGTTATCTACTGAAGTGCCATTTCCTGTGACTGTTACCGCGGAACCTGATGACAGGATGACTCCGTTATCAACTCCGTTGTTGCTTTGAAATTCGGCGCTGGCTTGGACGATATCGCCAATTGCGCCCGAAACCTCATAAGAGGTTCCATCGGCTTGCATAGCAACTGCTCGGTTTCCGTTGGCATGACCTTCGGGTGCAACAATAACTTTTTGATTAGTTGTCGAGCCAAGGTTGGCATCGAAGAACTCATCTGTTCCAATAAGGGTAGTTCCTTCAAACATACCGCTGAGTGAAATCGTTCCATCTTGCAAACCGACAATGTAGGTTTTTGCTTCAGTTCCAAAAGCACTTGTCTCGGCAGTTTCGACTGAGTTAGTAGAAGTTTCATCGTTAAAATATGTTGAAAAATCAAATTCGTTTACAAAAACATTGATACTTTTACCGTGGCTAAATGTTGGCATTATTTATCCTCATCTGTTTCTTTAGCGTCAGGGGTTGCCACGATTACTGGCTCCTGAACTATCGGAGCAAGAACTGGTTCCTCTTTGACGGATTTTGTTGGGTTAGAGGTATCTTCAATAGCCCCTGAATCAAGCAACCACTTAATTGACTGTGGTGGTAGATCACTAACTACGGCACCAATTTCAACGCGCTTGTTGGGCGGGTAATCAATGCCCGTTAAAGCCTTGTAACTTACTGCCATATCGAACTCCTCTGTGACGGTGACATGAAAAATCCAAGTCACCGTTATAGGTCACTTGGACACAGAGAAAAACGATAAAATGGAGGACACTAGGTCACGATAGGTTTATTGTATCAGGAGAGTA